CTAGCTGGGCAGAAAATTCCTAAACGTCAAATCATCGCAAACATCTGCCAGTGGAAATACAGAAGCACTGAGTGCAGCTATACCGGCAGCAATTATTTTGATGTGAACGGCAATACGGTAAGCACCCTGGCAGAAGATGTATGTGGAAAGCGTGTGGCTAGCTGCAAGCTGCGATTTGGTAACAACAACGAATTGCCCTTTGGCTCATTCCCGGGCGCAGGCCTAACGCAATGATGCAACTACCAGCCGAAATTAAACAACAAATTCTTGAACATGCTATTCATGACTCTCCGATTGAATCTTGTGGCCTTCTAGCTGTAGTAAACGGAAAAGTCAGATACTTCTGGTGCGAAAACATTGCAGAGACACCGGACGAGCATTTCATTTTGCGCGGATGGGAGGATGTTGAGGATCAAGGCGAGATTGTCGGCATTGTCCATAGTCATCCAACGACAGCACCTGAGCCATCAATGGCCGATAAGGTCGCTTGCGAGAAATCAGGTCTGCCTTGGCATATCGTCAACCCCAACACAAGAGAGTGGGGATACTGTGAGCCAAGTGGGTTCAAGTTGCCTTATGTCGGCCGTGAATTTGTATTTGGCGTCATTGATTGCTACACCTTGGTTCGTGACTGGTATGCCAATGAACTAGGCATCAGCCTGCGTGATTATGAAAGGCGTGACAAATTTTGGGAACGCGGCGAGAGCTTGTATATGGATAATTTTGCTGCTGAAGGGTTTAGGCAGATCCCGGTCGAGCAAATACAACGTGGTGACTTGATACTCATGAATCTAGTATCACCCTTGCCAAACCATGCAGCTATCTACTTAGGAGACCAAATGATTTTGCATCATGTGCAATCTCGTTTGTCCAGTAGGGATGTGTATGCCATTGGGGCTGGTTATTATGGCAAAAGCACTGCCTGTGGCCTGAGGCATGAAAACTGTTAAGGTCTATGGCGCATTACGCAAACGGCTTGGTCAATGCCGGTTTGAGTTTGATGTAGCGACACCAGCTCAGGCAATCAAAGCATTATGCGTAAATTTCGATGGCTTGGAAAAGTGGTTGATAGACAGTCAACGTGACGGCGTTGGTTACAGGCTGACAGTTAGCAAAGAGAAAGTGACTGACGACAATGTTGCCCCAGCTTTGCTGCCATTCAGTGATCAAGAGGTTTTTAGCATCACTCCTGTGATTGCTGGTGCAGGTCGTGGCGGTAACACTATCCTTGCAGGTGCTGCACTGATTGCTTTAGCGGTTGTCACTTACGGCGGCTCTCTTACTGTCAGCGGATTAGGCGTAACAGCCAAGGCTGGTTTGACTGGTTTTGCAGCTACTGGTGCTGCTGTGGCGGCTTCTGCTGCAACTGTCGGCGCAGGCTTAATTATTTTGGGTGCTGCTCAAATTATTTCCCCACTGCCTGAACCCAATCAATTAGAAGAAGCAGCCCAACTTGAATCGTTTACGATTTCAAACGTAATTAACACTTCAAGGCAGGGCCTGCCGGTTCCAATCGCCTACGGACGTTTGTTTGTCGGATCAGCCGTGTTGTCCAGCGGCCTAGACGTTGATCAACTGCAAGCATGATTAAAACAAAATACATCCAAGGTGCCGGCGGTGGCGGCAAGCAAGGCGGCGACAAGAGCGGCGGAACAGAGGCTGACGACACTCTGCAATCTGTGCAGTTTGCCAATGTTTTGGATTTGCTAAGTGAGGGTGAGATTGAAGGCTTGGAAGATGGCAATAAAAGCATCTTTCTCGACGACACCCCTATTGAAAATGCTGATGGCACAAATAATTTCAGCGGTTTTACCGTAGTCACACGCAACGGTACGCAAGGTCAAAACCATATCCCCGGCCCTTTTAACACAGTTGAAACTGAAAACTCTGTAAATGTTGAAGTTACAAAGAGCACATCAGTAACGCGAACTATTACGAACACCAACGTAGATCGTTTAAGGGTTACACTTACGATTCCATCATTGCAAATCCTGGAAGATGATGGTGATGTTGTTGGTCATAGCGTTGCAATTAAAATTCAAATTCAGTACAACAATGGTGGGTATAACGATGTAATTAACGACACAATTAGCGGCAAAAGCAGCAACAGGTATCAACGCGATTATCTAGTCAATTTGACTGGCAGTTTTCCTGTAAATGTGCGCATGGTGCGTGTTAGCGCAGATGAGACGAGCCAAAAACGTGCTAGCACAACTATTTTTCAAAGCTTCACTGAAATCATTGACGAGAAATTTCGCTATCCAAACTCTGCCTTAGTAGGGCTTAGGATTGACTCACGACAGTTTCAACAAATACCAAGCCGCAAGTATTTAATCAGGGGTATTAAGGTAAAAATTCCTAGTAATGCGACAGTAGATACCACAACACATCTTGGCCGCTTGACTTATTCCGGTGTTTGGAATGGTCAGTTTCAAGCAGCAACTTGGACGACAGATCCTGCGTGGCTGCTTTACGATTTATTGACTTCTCGCTATGGCGCAGAAGTGCCGGAAGATTCGCTCGATAAGTATGATTTTCTAGCCGTTTCGAAATACGCCTCAGAGCTTGTTTCAGATGGTGCTGGCGGTCAAGAACCAAGATTTAGCTGCAACATGCTGCTTAATAGTCGTGATGAGGTTTATAACGTAATCAAGCAAATGACCTCTATTTTCAGAGGCATTGCTTACTACAGCGCAGGCACTCTTGCATTACACCAAGACAAGCCTGGTGATCCGCAATATCTTTTGAGCCCTGCCAACGTTGTAGACGGGGTATTTCAGTACCAAGGAACATCACAGAAAGCACGGCATACGGTTGCTGTTGTTGCTTGGCAGTCATATGACACTCAAGGAGACGTTGAATATGAATATGTAGAGGATCATGCGGCGGTTGCAAAATACGGAATTATCAAGAAAGACATTAAAGCAATTGGTTGTTACAGCCAAGGTCAAGCCCATCGAATCGGCAAGTGGGCACTTTTAAGTGAGCAATCCTTGGTTGAAACATGTCAATTTAGCGTTGCACTTGATACCGGCATTATTCTCAGGCCCGGGCAAATTATTGATGTAGCAGATCCTGTTCGAGCAGGTGAAAGGCGGTCAGGTCGTGTCAGGTCTGCAACTACAACACAGCTTACTGTTGACAACAGTACAAACCTTACTGTGGCGCTTGCAGCGCAAAATAGTCCAAAGGTTTCAGTCATAATGCCAACTGGCATTGTGGAAACTAGAGATATACCAGTCGGCGGCATCCAGCCTCAGTCAAACGGCACAGCCACAATTGATGTCAACACAGCTTTTAGTCAAGTGCCGGCCTCAAACACCATTTTTATGGTGCAAACAACGACTCTCTTGCCCCAACAATTTCGGGTAGTTTCGGTTGCGGAATCAGGTGAAGGAGTTTACGGCGTCAGCGCAATAGCTTACAACAGCTCAATTTATAACGCCGTTGAGAGCAACTTAGCTCTAACAACACGCGATATTACTAATCTTTCCGCAATACCTAATCCTGTTGATAGCGTAAACAACGACGAATTTCTATATGAAGATGGTTCAAGCGTGTTTGTCGGGGCATCAATAAGTTGGAACCACGATCGCCAAAATGTTACTGATTTTCGTTTGCAATATCGGATTGATAACGATAACTGGGAGACAATTGAAACAGCATCACCATCCGTCACGTTGCGGAACCTGCGTGCTGGCACATTGTACGTTCAAATTGCAGCTCGCAACTATCTAAACAAGAGCAGCAAAATTACGTCTTCATCGTTCATCCTTGTCGGTAAAACTGCTGCACCTAGTAATGTCACCGGGTTCAGCATGATTCCGGTCAATGGTCAGGCTCGACTGAGCTGGAACCAAGCGCCTGATCTTGATGTTCGCGTTGGCGGTGTGGTGCGGTTGCGTCATTCGCCTGATCTAACAGGCGTGACTTGGGCAACGTCCACCAGTATTTCTGATGATGTTGCAGGCTCAGCAACTGAGACTTACGAGGATCTTAAGCCTGGAACGTACAGCATCAAGTTCGTCGATTCAGGTGGCCGCGAGAGTTTGGATGCGGCTTATATCGAGTTTACAAAGGCTGATCTAGACAACGTTCAAAACGTCAGCTCGCAAATAGAAGATCCGTCATTTGCTGGCACGAAAACAAATCTTGTTGTTGACACCAGCGCGAACGAACTAGAGCTGGATTTTTCAGGCACTGACACTGCGTCTGTGGGCGACATGCTTGCTGAAGACGACACCCTAATCTTGATGGAAGACGATACAAACAATACAAGCCTGCTGGTCTTAGAAGGCAATAAAGCCAT